AGGAGAAGCTGTTCCGACAGGATGTCCCCTGCCTGCTCCACCAGCTCGACGGGCAGGGCGGTATCGTCATCCGCCTCCGGCAGCGCTGCGCCAACGGCCGCTGCCGCCGCACGGCGGGCGGCGCGCAGCGCGGCGCGGCCGATGGGCACGAACTCGACCTCCACCGCCGGATCGTCCCCGGCAGCGGCCTGCACAACGAACCACCAGGGCTGCTGCGCGACCTTTTCCGCTTCGAGGTTCAGCATCAGAAGCCGTTATCCTCCGCGTCGGTCCACTCGATACGAATGGCGCGATCCTCGGTGATCGTGCGATAGGCATCGCCCTCGCGCACCAGATTGCCGTCGACCACGTCCAGGCGGGTCACCGTCTTGGCGTCGGCGTCGGCCGCCTGCACCTTGGCGATGGTTTCGCCGCTTTCCGCGTCGACGACGCGCAGCCTGCGCAGATCCTCGATCGGCGTGACGCCGACGGCAATCTGCTGGGGCGGCGCGCGATCGGGCAGCGGTGCGGCGGCCGCCTGCTCGATATTGACCGACTCGTCCGGATCGGCCGACGTGGACGCGCTGTTCTTTGCCTTGGTCATGCCACCGAATTCCCATTGATAAGCGTTGCGGTCAGCGCCTTGGCGACGGCGCCAGAGGCGATGGCGTTGAACTCCGCCATGATGCCGTTTGGCCCCTGCACGGGCTTCTTCGAGCGGTTGAGGAAGACGCGCGGCAGCGAGAATTTGAGACTGTGCGCGCCCTGCGTCCAACCGATGCTGTCGAGGTTGAGCGGCGTCTTGTTGCTCGCCGCCAGAAGAAGATCGGTGCCATTGAGGCGGGTGGTCAGGCGCAGCGCGACGCGAAACACGCCGGGCACGACGCCGCCGATGCGGCCCTTATCGCCGCGCATGACATCCAGTTTGTCGAATCCGTTCGAAATGGAGAGATCGGCAGATACCACCGTGGCGAGAGGCGTTCCGTCGCGGGTAATCAGGCCGGTCGCCTGGGCGAAGCGCGTCCCCTTATTGTCGGTCGGCGTGCCGACCACCGACGAGGCGACCGGGTCCGTCTCACCCTGACAAATCAGCGACATGGTGGCGTTGAGCAGACCGCTCTTCGACATGCCGATGCGCATCTGGTTGGCCGCTCCACCATAATGCATCGAGAAGAGCGGAACATCGGGGTGGCCAATCTCCAGAGAGTGACTGTAGAGCGACGATTTTCCCGACTGGAAGACGTGCGTGTAGGTCGGCCCGGCGCCGGTGGTAACGGGATCGCCCAGCAGTGCGGTCAGCCAGAAGCCGAACGCGACATTGTCGACGGGCACGGTGATATCGCCATCGTTGCTCGCGGCATCCTGGATCGGATCGACGCCCTCGCGGCCGAAGCCCAGCGTATCGTCCTCGATCAGCGGGACTTCCTCCCCCATGCCGTGCGAAACGAACGGCAGCTTGCGATAGCCGCTGGCGGGCGAAATGCCATAGCCCCCGGTTTCCACGCTGCCGTGCAGCACGGAATTGATGCCCATGCCAAAGCCCATGGCGGTCTCCTTTCTTAGAGAGGTCGTTCGGTTGAGTAGGTGGCGATGATGTCGAACATCCCGCCTTTCTGGGTCTGGCCGCCGACGCCGCCGATGGCGCTGATGTTCACCAGTTCCAGCGCGGTCATATCGAGGTAGCTCACCAGCCCGCCCAGGAAGCGGTCGGCGGCGATCGCGTCGCCGATCAGGCCTGCCATCCGGTCGAGGACGAGGCGCAGCGGCTCCGACGAGGTATAAGCGGCGATCTCCACCGGGATCCGGTGCGTGTAATGATAGGTCGGCGGCGACAGGTCGATCTCCGGCTCGCCGGGCTCACCGTCGCGCAGCCAGACCGTGCCGCGCGGATCGATGCGCCGCGGCCGATCGCCGCCGTCGTCATCCACCAGCGCCACGATCGCATAATCCGGGACCGCAAGCCGGATCATGTCCGACACGGCCTGGTCCACCTCATAGCTTTTCGACATGTCAGCCCCACTTGGCCTGGATGCGACGGGCCACGTTGCCCGCACGACGCTCGGCCGGGCCATCGAGATCGAACAGGCGCGGCATGCGAACGCCCTTGGTCAGCGTGAACATCAGCACGGGCCTTGCCTTGCGCGGCGCCATGCCGCGGCGCCCCTGCGTGCGCCCTGCCGTGGCGCGGCGATATCCGCCCGACAGGCCCGACACGACGTCGATGAAGGCTTCGCCCTTGCCGCCGTCGATCACGACCTGGAGCTCAGCGTTGAAATGCAGTTCGACCTCTTCGGGCGACATGCGGGTGCCGTTCGATCGCTTGACCGACGACGAATAGGATCCGGCGCGCCGGCGGGCAGGGACGTTGCGGGTCGGGATCCACAACCATTTGCCGCCGTTAACCGGGCGAATGTAGGCCCCGCGCGAAAACGCATCGATGATCGCCGGGGCATTGGACCAGACATAGCCCGCCGGATTGAGGGATCGGCCACCCTTAGGATAGGCCTCGGCGCGCCAAGTGTTGGCCAGACGGTTGCTCATGCCGGCATCGCGCACCTGCTGGCGATAGTCGTCCCGCAGGCCCGTCGTTTCCTCGGCCATGATCGCGGTGATGTCGGCGGCGATGTCACCTTCAGTCGCGTGAAGCTGCTGAGCAAGGGACAGGCTCACCTGCCGGGCTGTCAGCCTCATCGCGACGGGTCGACCGGCTCCGCGCCGATCGTCCAGGTCAGATTTTCGGCATCGCCGACAGCCTCACCTGTGAGGATCAGCTCTTCTCGGGGGGTGAAGGCGCCATCATCGGCCAGATCGCCCACTATCAGCGTGTCGCCGGGGAGAAGGGTTTCCAACTGAGATTTGCGCACCTCGATCAGGTTCGAACCGGTGACGATCTGGCCGTCGCCCAGGCGGGCCATCTGGTCATTGCGACCGCGGATGATGCGGACGCCGGTCGTGTGCACCCCATAGATGGAGGTGTGTTCCGCCGCTTCGGAGCCGGGCGCATGGAAAATGACGTCCAGCGCCGAAGCGAACGGATCAGGCATCAGGCGACAATGCCGAGCTTGACGCGAGCGGTCGCATCGCCCGAGGCTGCCGCCTTGGTCGCCACGCCGATCAGCGTATTGCTGGTCGCGGTGGTCGTGACATTGAACGCCACGTTGTCCCAGTAGACCTTGGCGCCGGCGGTGATTGCGCCAGCAGCCTTGGGGAAGTCGAACACCCCTTCGGTGACGCCTACGACCGGCGCCCCACTGGCAGCGGCACCCGAGGCGACCGCAAAGAGCGAGCCGACAAGGAAGCCTTCGCCGCTGGCCAGGGCGCGCGGAGCGGTGAGGTCAATATTCTCACCCTTCTGCACAAAATTCTTCATGATGGATCTCCATATTCCTCACATCCAGTGGGAATGTTCGGGGTGGTTAAGCCTCGCGGGCGAGCTGGATGGCCGAGATGATGTCGGCCTTGTTCTTTGCATCGCCGAGGTCGATCTCCTCGGCAGCGGCAAGCGCTTTGAGGTCTTCGACCTTCATCTTGGTCAGGTCGACATCGTCATCTTCGGCGTCATCCGGATCTTCGGGTTCGCCATAGAGACGGCCAGACGCCTTAAGGCGATCCGCTTCGTCATCCGACACCATAAGGGGGCTTTCGATGGGATAGCGGACGGCGCCGTCAATCACGGCCGGCCCGCTGAGGTTCACGATCTTCATCGCACATCTCCGCGCCTGGCGCCGCGTGGGCGCCAGGTCTTTCATGAGGTCAGGGGAGCCGGCGCTTAGTTGCCCGGGTTCTTGTACATGCCGCGCCAGTCGATCGGCGCGGCGCCGACGTCGAGGCGCGCCTTGGTCTTGACGCCATCGACGTCAAAGCCGGGCTGAGTTTCGATGAACACACCCTCCTGGCCTTCCAGGTGAGAGAATTCGATCGTGTCGATCGAAGCCGGATCCGCGATCAGATACCAGCTATTGTCGGTGATGCGCGGCTCGACGATCAGCTGCAGCTTGCCCACGAACGGGTTGACGTTCGACGTCTGGGTCGCATTGACGGCGGTCAGGAACTGCTCCGCCTCCGTTTCCTTTGCCGGGCCGACCACCAGATAGGCGGGGCGAACGACAATGAAACCGCCTTCCGCGCTCTTCTGCTGGGACATGGCGAGGCGGCCGGCTGCGATGGTGGTGACGGTGATCGCACCGCCGCTCGCTGCCAGGTTGCCATGGGCGGCGCTGAACAGCGCGTTGCCGTCCGACATGACCGGGTTGCTGATCACGATACCCCAGACCAGGTCGCTTTCGAGATCACGAGCCTTGAAACCGAACTGGGTCGGGATTCGGCTGAACAGGCGCTTGTCATCGTTGATGATCGCCTGGCGAGTGATCGCGATGATGCGGCCGTAGGTCTGGAGCTTGTAGCTCATCCCGCTGTCGGACATCGCGCCATAGGTGAACTCGGCATTTTCGCGGACCAGCAACAGGGACGGGGCGTCGCCCAGACCAATGATGTTGGTATCCTTGAAATCCGGGAGGGTTCCTCGCGAGACGATCGGGCCGAAGGTCTGCGGGGCGGCAAGATAGGCCTGACGCAGCCGCTTCGCCGCCGCGTTCGACAGGGCATTGGCGAAATCGGTCGTTACCATCGCGCCATAACGCATGCCGAGCGCGGCGCCAGCAAGTTCCAGCCGGCCCATGCCGACCGTCGAAATGCCGGTCCGCTGCAGATAGTCGCGGCTCAGCTCCATCAGCGACATGCCGGCGAATTCGCGCGCCGCCGTCACCTCCGCTTCGCTGAACTGGGCGCTGGGATCCGCCCGCAACACCACCGCCGTCTCGATCGCGCGGCGATAGCCCTCGCTCTCAGTTCCGGTCGGGCCGACGCGCGTATTGATGGTGGGCGTCTGGCGCTGGTCGATGAGGCGGTCGGAGATCGCCCGTTCAAATTCCGCTTCCGTCAGCGGCGTGTCCTCGTTGCGTTCGATCAGTTCGAGGGCGAAGTCGGGGCCGAGATCCTCGGACCGCGCGCAGCGCTCGCGGATCGATCGTGCGGTGATCGGCGCGGAGCGCGTTTCAGCCGGCGGAGTGGGCGCCGGCGCCGGTTCGGGCGCAGGAGCCGGGGTGGGAGCAGGTGCGGGCGTCGGCGCGGGCGCCGGCGCCGGGGTCGGCGTCGGATCGGGCATGTTTCGTTCCTCAATAATCGCGGCCGCGCCGCGGATGGTGCAGGGATGGCCGCCCTGCTCGGCACTCCGCGCGCGCACTTGCGCATCGGCATCAAAAGGCACCGAGACGAAGGAGACCTCCACGGGCTCCCAGTCGGTCGCGAGCATGTGGGGATGTTGACCCTCCCGCTCGGTGCGAACAAATTCGTAGACATTGTATCCGACGCTCAGCGACCGGATGTGGCCATCAATGATCTTGGCGACCGTGTCGGCGACATCGGGCGTGGTTGCGAGGCGAATGCGGGCAAGGCCCTGACCATTCTCGATGCTCACGCTGCCAGGAACGATCGACCCTATTACGCTGGCCAGTCGATAACTGCTGTGGCTATCCAATACGCTTGCGCCGGCGTTGAGCCGGCCCAGGCGAACGGCACCGGGCTCCATGCTCAGCTCTTCGACATAATAGCCGCCGTCATACCAGTCGAAGCGGAGCCCGGCGGCTCCGACGGACCAGCATACTTCGATCGAATTATCTTCCTCGCGATAGGAAGACGGCCGCACGTCAGCGGCGCGCACCATCATGGGCGCGTTTACAGCGCGGTCGGGCATCAGATTGCTCCTGCGTTGCCTTGAGATGCGCCAGCGGCCTGGCTGGCGGTGTATGGATCGCCCTTGTAGAAGAGGCCCTGATCCTGCTGCTTTTTCAGGTCAGCAGCGGTCTCTTCCAGGAAGGTGTCGTGGTCTTCGCCGCGGGCGTTGAGCAGGCTACGCCGGTTTTCCAGACCCGCCTGCATCTCCAGGATGTCAGCTTCGGCATCACCCTTGCGGTCGATCGACTTGCGCGGCGGAGGCGTCCAACGCATGGCGTAGACGGCCTTGGTTGTCTTGCCGAATTCGTAGGCCGCCTGACAAAACCATCTCCAGAGGCGATTGAGGCAGACCGGAATGATGGTGTTCCACTGGATCCGTGAGATCGTCGCATCGAATTCAAGCGCGCCGGCGCGGTAAGACGAAAAATTGACGTTCGACAGGTCGCCGGTCATGTGTTCGTAGGTGACGCCCATGCCCGCCGCACTGGCCAGTAGGTTGATCCGAACGGTCTCGCCCAGCCCGCCCGCGGGTTTGGGATCGCCGAATTTGATATCCTCGCCAGGCGACAAGGTGCTGATCATTCCCGGCTCGAAGAATTCGGCGGGGGGCAAGCCATCATCCCTAGCTTCCCGAACCCCCAGAGGGACGTCAGCATCTTCGAAGCTCAGCGTCCGAAAGCCAACAAAACAGGACTCGATCTTTCGACGGACAAGGTCCGCATCGAGCGCGTCATCGATATCGCCCAGCCGTTTGATGACAGGCTCGAATACGGACCGACCGCGCTTTTGCCCCGCCTCCTCCTGAACGAAGAGATGGACGACATCGGCGGCAGGAACACGAACCGGTGGCTTGTTGCGTCGGTAGGGCAGGCGCGCCTGGTGGAACCAATATGCAGTGACGCGGCCGTCATCATCGCATTCGATGCCGTCCTCGATGTTCTCGCCGACCTTGTCGATCGCGAGCATCCCGCCGTCCATAACCTGAAGGCGGAGAGGAACGGGGAGGGCATCGCGAACCCATTTCCGTAGGATGAAGGCTTCGCCTTCACGAAACATCGTTCTGACGGCCAGTTCCTGAAGGCCGAAAAAGTCCAGCCTGCCGTTGAAATCCGCAACTGCCGTCCATTCGGCCCAAAGCGTTGACAGCGCCTTCGGCCCCTTCGGCGCACCGGTGATGCCCCAGCCGACCGCGTTATTGACGAGGGCGTTGATCGCCTTGCGGCCATAGGGGTTTTCATAGGCCAGGCGCAGAATTGTCTGGCGATCGATGAAGTGACGTCCCCGAGCATCGTCAGGATTGCCCGTGTTCACGCCGAAGTTTCGGTCCTCGCTGAAGCGTTTGGACCGGCGCGGCTGGCCCGCGCGCTCTATCGCAGCCATTTGCATGCGCGCCATCGCGCGCTTTGCCGCATAACGCGGCGCAACAGCTGCGATGGCCTGTTCGAGCCTATTCACCGGCGGCACACCCGACCGACGACTGTCCGGACACGAGGCGTCACCTGCGCGGCATTTGCCGCCAATTCAGCCTTTATGTCAGCGCGCAGGCGCCGCATCTCGTCAAGCGACTGATATTCGGTCGAGCGACCATCGGCAAAGGTGATTTTGCGGATGCCGGAGGTGATGGCGGCATCAACCTTGTCCAGATCGCTCTGTTGATAGGCCACTATCGCCTCCTTGAAGTGAACGGGTTCTGACGGCGGGGTGGCGTGGGCCTAGCAGTCGCGCTGACCTTGGCCGCAGCGGGCTTGGCGCCCGATCCGGATGGCCTTGGCTCCGGTTTCTTCAGTTCGCCGCGGGCCTTCACCCAATGGGCATTGGTCCACCGGTCAACGCCCAGACTGATCGCGATCGCACGGGCATAGATGGCGTTGTCGAGCGCCTCATTGCGGTCTCGCGTCTTGTGCCATTCGCGACGGACACCGCCATTGCGCATCTTAACGAACCGCAGCTCTTCGGCGACCAACTGCTTGATCCACTCGTCGCCAGTGCCGTCAGGGATATAGATATAGCCGTCGGGATAATCTTCGCCGTCGACCGGCTTCTCCAGCCCGAGCTGGCCGTAAAGCTCCATCTTCAACATCGATGTGCCGATGTTCCACAGCCTGACGCCGCGCTTCAGCTTCTTGCCGTTGACGGTGACGTCCTGCCAGTTTGGCGAGCCGATTGCCTGCTGGGCAGCGATACTCTCGCGGCCTTTCACCGCCATGACGAAGCCGGGATGCTGCCGCGCCCAGCGGTAGACCTCCATCGTGTTCTCACCGTCACCGGAGTCGACGGCGACCCGTGCAAGCCGCATTGCTCGGCCGTCATCGGCCAGCCACTCGCGGGCGACCTCCTTATCGAGCGCCGCCCAGGTCTTCTTGTCGGCGATCGGCCCGAACACTTCGACGCGCTCGACGAACGCCCGCTTGCGACCGGGGCCAAATGCCCAAATATCCATGTCGATGCGCCCGCCGCCGCCGCGCTGGACGTCGGCAGCGCCTATCAGCAATCCGGCCCATGCCGGCGGGGTACCCAGCGACATCGCCTTCTCCCGCCGATCATAGAGGCGCTGCCATTCCGGCGCTTCGCCTCGCTCGGCCCATGCCTCGCCCAGGACCTGGTTGACAAAGGTCCGTAGAAGGTTCGGATCCTTGCGGACCTCCATGAATTCGCGCGCGATTTCCAGCCAGGCGGCGCCGGGGTGCTGGCTATAGGCTGCCCAGATATGGAAGGACCGATGTCGGGGGAACGCATCTGGGTTGTGGGCGCGCCACCCGCCGTTTTCGTCCATCCACGGCTTTTCGGCCTCATCGATGTCGCAGCCATTTTCGCACCGGTACCAGGCGCGGGTCGGGTTCTCCTTTGGCGCCCAGCGGATGCCGGCGCCGGTGCCGTCGCCAAACACCAGCGTCTGCATGTGACCGCAATGGGGACAGGGGACGTATCGGAATTCTTGGCTGCCCTGATCGAACAGCGCGTCGATCCGGCTGAAACCCTTGACTTTCGGCGTGGACCCGGCCGCGCTGAACCGGCGCGGCGACGTCAGGTTGCGCTTGAACGCGAGGCGGGCGGGGTCACCTTCCTCTTTCGACGCCCAAGGATATCCATCGCATTCTTCGAGGAACACGTCGTCAGATGTGACGCGCCTGAATTCTTTCGGGCTGTTGGCGCCCTTGATCTGGATCCAGCCGCCCTTGTAGCGCTTCGCCCGGATCTGGTTGTCCGAATGCCGCGGCTTGAACTGGGCGACCGATCGGACGACGTCCCACTGCAACACCGGGTCGAGATCGTCGCGGCTGAACTTTTCCGCGTCATCGATCGTCGGCTGGTAGATCAGCGTGCGGGCGGGATCATATTTGATACGCCAGGCGACGAAGCTCTGCAGGATCGTCGAATAGCCGATGCGGCTGCTTTTGCGGACGGACACCTGCGCGGTTTCCGGATCCGTGAAGGCGTCCGCCATGTCCGATTGGAACGGGAACGGCCTGATTTTCGCGCCGTCGTCAGACCGGGCATGGTCGCACATGAATTGCGACAGCGGCGGTCGGATCTTTGGGCGGAACGCATCGATCCAAGCTTCGGCGACGATGACACCGTCATCGCCGTCGACGCATATTGGCTCAGTCGGCGCTTTCGTCGGGGGCGTCTTCCTCATCCATGCCCCCGCCAAGCGCCTTCTCGACGCGCGTCATGCTGATGTCGGTCAGCACGTCATTGATCGCGGTCTCGATCCTCTTGCGCAGTTTGGTATCCCCCAGCGCGACCTGCGCGCCGACCTGCTGGAGCCGCGCCACGGCCATGATGATGACGCCGGTGCCGGCCGCGATCATGTCGGTGCGCGATGCCAGTTCCCGGCGGCGCTCGGCATTGTCCATCGCCTTGCCGTCAGCCTGTTCCTTGGCGAGGCGCGCGCGCTCCGCCTCCAGATCGAGAGCGTCGGCGTCTTGTCGGCCGGTCTTCATGGCCAGCCATGCCTCAAGGTTTTCGGTCCAGCTCGCCCCATCCGCCGGAAGATCGCCTTTGGCGCGCAACTCGCCGATCCAGCGACTGGAGCATCCGAACAATGCGGCAAGTTGTGGTCGGGTCGGCTCGTTCAGGTCGATGTCCATGCACTTCCCTGTCCGATTACTGTGAAACCCGCAGAAAACCGTCGTTTATTACTATAGGGAGGAAGAACTAAGGCGATTTCTGTGGCTAGCGAGCTTCTGGGCCTTTGCCCCCCGTACTTGCCGATTGTCCGGGAAGGACCCAAGGCCGGGGCGGTTCGTTGCGTGATCGCGCAACTTTGTTACGCGTCAGCGGGTCAGGCGGGGCGGTGGTGGCAGGTCCGGCTGCTCCTGCCAGTACATCGCTTCCGGTCCGCATCGATCCCGCCTGATGATGATCCCAGCGCAGCCAGGCCGGCGCTCTTTCCTTGCGTCGACATCAAGGCAATCCGCCAGCCCGCCGTGCACGGGGTCAATCCGATCGGACAGCGGCCGAATGCATCGGCCTGCTGATGGCATCCGCCATACAGCCATGAAATGTCGGCAGGTGATGCAGGTCTTCACGACCTTCCCCGCACCAGCGCGCGCACCTCGGTAGCGATCCGCTCCGCTTCGCCGATGATACGATCGGAGCGAGCGACGGATCGCGAGGGCTCACGCATGTCGAAAGCCAGCATGTGCAGGTCGGCGGCCAGCCGCTCCATCCTGTCGGCCGGGCAAAGCTGTTGATGCATGCCCGGCCCAGTCGGTCAGGCGACGCCGGCGCGCAGCGAGGCGAGCGGCGAACGCGGGTGGCCGTTGTCCAGGATGAAGGCCGGCTTGGTGCTGGCCATGCTGGGGATCAGGCTGAACGCCACATCGACCGCGCGCTCGACCAGGCTCGATGCGAAGGACAGGGCGGACAGACAGGCAAGGGCAACGATCGCGAAGATGCGCTTCATATCAACCTCCGATTTTGGGCGTTTTTCTCCATCCCAAGCGAGCAGCATGCTCGACCGTGGGCGCCTAGGAGTGTGGAGGCTTCGCTTCTCGCCTGCGTGTGTCAAACATCGCGCAGGTTACTCACTATGACCTCTTTCGGCTGAACCGTTCGTACCCGAAATGTTCCTGCGACGTCAAGCGGCTGGCAGCAGACTTCCGGCATAGACCTTCACCGGGATATCGAACCCGGTGAAGCTCACGAAAGCATAGCGGCCCTTCATCCGCTCGACCTTGCCGATCAGCCCTTCAAAGCCCAGGCTGGGATAGCGGACATCCTCGTCCGGCCGGAAGATGCGCACCTGATCGACAGGCTTGCCGCGCCGCTCGATCTGGCGCAGCCGGTCCAGCTCGCGGTCGGTGACGGCGGGATAGCCTTTGCCATAGCGGAACACCGAGAAGTGAGGCATGCCCTTGGCCACCATGCGCCGCGCCTCGCTGTCCCAGACCTGGCACACCTGCCCAGGCGAGCGGGCGAGGTCGAGCAGATCGGGCAGGCGGTCATAGCGGACGAAGGCAAAGGTCGGCAGCAGGGCGGCTCGCTGCTCGACGCGATCACGCTCACGGCCGACGCGCTTGATCACCGTGCCGACCGGCGTCCATGCGTCATATCCGGCCTCGATCAGCGCGTCATGCACGCCCAGCGTGCCCGCACCGGCCGTGCGGACGATGCACCAATCCGTTGCCCCGATCTGCCGCACTTGCCCGCCCATATCCAACACTCCGTTCGCCATTCGTTCTACCCCTGATTGCGTGCCTGATCCAGCAATCTCAGCGCCGAAATCCCGCAATTGCGCGCTCCGCGTCTTCCCGGCTGAGCCCCAGCGCGACATAGTCCTCGACGGTGATCGACTTGGGGCCGCGCAGCCTGGTCGGGTCGATCGTGCGGACTTTCTCGGCAGCCATTCGCCCGATCCCAAATTCCTCCATGATCGACGCAGCGTCCTCCGGGCTGCACGGCACGAACGGCTCAGCGGTCACCCGCGGCGCGCTGGCAGTGACGGCAGCATCCGCCATCTTGCGCAGCCGGGCGACCTTCTGCCGGCGCTCGTCAAGCTGAGGATCGGCAATGGCCCTGATAGCGCCCACGCTGGGCAGGAAGCCGCGCTCAGACCGCTTCACCGCCCCATCGATCGCCGGGCCGACGATATCCTGCGGAATGTCGGCCAGCAGGCGGATCGTTTCGTGCAGCCATGCCGTGGCCTTGTCCGGATTTGTGTCGTGCGACATGGCCAGATACATCGTGGACAGGCGGTCATTCAGCCATTGCGGGTTGGCCGGCTGCAGGGTTGCGGCAGCCTGCGTGGCAAGGCCGGCTAGGCGGGCCCGGTCCATTTCAGCGAGCCGTGCGACGGCGTCGGCCGCCGTCCACTCACGCAGGCTGAACTGGTTGTCCGACAGCACCGACGCGATCGCGCGCGGTACGGATAGCTTGGGCGACACTTGGCCGCCCTGCTGGATGGATAGTTCCTGTCCCATGGTTATTCTCCCTGCGGGCAACGGTTTGGCGGATGTGGGCGGAAAAGCGCTGGAGCGAGTGGCTGGGCTCGCTGGAACTGGCAGTCACAGCCTTGATGGTTTCGATGATCTCGTCGGGGGTTGCCCCTCCGGCCAGCCAATCGCGGATCAGGTCAATGTTGGCGGCGATGCGCTTGGGCTCGATGTGGCGGACACCTGCGGCGCGGGCCGCGCGGTCAGCCAGGTCGGCATGATCGATCG